TTAATATCTCTCCATGTCAGAGATCGGTTTACTTTTTGGAGCATTACTTAACGGAAGCGTTACGTCTTCTGTGCACGGACTAAACCCGTAAATTCTGATTCGTTCAAGTTCTACTTGACTTATTCCGTTCATTTCGCTTATTCCTCAAATATACCTAAATACCTTAATTACTTATAAATATTGCGGTATCTCGGTAACTTTAAATAAGTGAACTTATAATAAGGTAACTTGGTAAATATGCAAAGTATGACAAAGAAAAAAACAAGCCTAAGCATCGACGATCAACTCTGGAAAGATTGGGTTCTATATGTCGTCAAAAAAACAGGTTCAACTTACAAGGTCTCTGAGGAGACAGAACGATTAATCAGAAAAGAACTAAAAGATAATCCACTTTAAAGGTGAAAACATGTTAACGTTGAATAAAAAAGCTCTTTCAATCATCGCGGTAATCGCGTTAATCACTGCCGGAAGCGGCGCCTACGCCTACTCAAACAGCTTCACCATAAATGATGCGGACGTGCAAATCGGCGCAAGCAACGTAACCATCGACAACAGCAACGTCACCCTAGGGCAAAACAACACCATAACCTACCCGGACGCAACGCCGACGCCTGAGCCATCAGCAACGCCGAAGCCGACAGCGACACCCACGCCGACGCAAGTGCCCGTGCAACCAACACCAGCGCCAACAGCGACACCGACGCCCGTACCCGTTTACATTCCGATAAATATTACTTATTGGGAATCGGCAAACCGCACCGTAACGGGGTTAACAACAACAATCACGCTTAAATTATCCGTCAGGAACTACATTAACTCAACAGAGTGCCCAGTCTGCAATTACACCTTCACATACGGCAAATTCTATCTTGAATCGCCAACTGGAAGCCTATTAGCATATGATACCTATAACCCGCAATCAACGATTTTTAGTTACCCATATTCGTGGGGTACATTTACGTTGAAATTCAACATAATTGGAAGCTTCAGCTCTTACATTCTACGATACGACGACTCCTACGTAACATTTAATTATACGCAAAGTGTCCCGCCAGTTTATTCTAATCCGTAGTTTTTTATATTTTATGTTTTTACTTTCTCTTTTTCAAAGTCGCCATGTACATGGTAATTACCGAGTACATCTAAGGGCCTATGATGCACGTAGTAAATGGCTTCTGCTAACCCGAAAATAAAAGATGGCTAAAAACTCGCTAAGGGACTATAGATTTCACATTTGCCGGCAGGACAAGCTTAGGCTGATTATTGCTCAGCAACAACTTTACGATGTCAGTTAGCACTTGAACTTTCGCGTCAGCAGTCTTCGCCGTACTCATTAAATCGTCAAGTTGCACTATCACCCTGAAATATCCAGCGCCACCCTTTTTGTACTGTTCCATTATTTGCAATCCAGCATCCTTTATTGCGCTTTTCAGAGCCGCTTCCTCAGCGCTGGTGGAAAAACATATTTTGATGAGAGCGCCTTTATCCGTTGACTGCATAGCCTTAGTCAATGCCGCTAAATCTAATGTTTTTGCTGCCATTACATAACCTCCGTGTTGCTTACTGGCACGTTCGGGTCGTAACATAACTTTAAATGAGATGCTATCGTTGTTGTTTGTGCTTCTCCTTCGCCTTTTCCCTTAACTTCAATTTCGTCGCCTGCGTTGATGTCTTCTACGTCAGTATAATACTCTGCTGAACCTGTTACTTGATCAAACTCTTCTACCGTAACGTCATTTTTGCAGATTCTAAATCCAGATATGATGTCAGTGACGCCGGTGAATTTAATTCTTATTGACCCAACAACATTTTCGTTTATTACAGTGGCTTTAAGGTCTGTCCAGTCATTATTTGTAGTTGGAACATCATCTGCATTATCGTATCTTTCATTTTCGCTGGCTGAAAATGTTACTCCAGACTCCGCGACTATTCTAAACGCAGTACTCCAGTCGCCAACTGATCCAATGCGCATGTGAGCATAATAATCGCCCGGCACAAAAGTTGAATGCCAAGTATCTAAGCCATTAAAGCTATACTCCATCTGCACACTGCTGCCTTCCAATTGTATCGGCGTTCCCCAATATGGATACACAACATCTCCTGCAAACGTCTTCTCGGAAGTAATCGCCCACAACGGATTTCCGTCTGCTGCTGGCGGCGCGTCATCCCAACCGCTGGGGTCATTCACTTGACCGGGAGTGCTTGGTTGAGACGCAGCTCGGATAAATCTCCAATCAATATAGTGGCCGTTTGCACCAGCTGATCCCGTAGCGCCCGTTGATCCCGTCGCCCCGGTTGCGCCCGTTGACCCAGTCGCGCCTGTGGATCCTGTTGAGCCGGTCATGCCAACGATCCTTATCGCAACAGAATAGTTTCCATCCCCGACTTTTTGGCGTATGTAAAGGTCACCGATCACAAACGGCGGATCATGCCAACCCGTCACGCCGTCAACGCTGTACTGAATATAAACTGAATCTCCCTGCACCGAGCCGGCGCCGCCCTCCTCCGTCAAGTTAACGTCCCCCTCCATCACGGGAACACCAACCTCAACAGTTGACAAAACAGGCCTTTTAGTGACGCGCTGAATTATGAACGAGCCAACAAGCGTCAAATCCGCGCGGCTTACGATTACGTATTGCCCAGGATGCCAATTGTAAGCCGTGTCAGTTAAAAGGCTAAGCGGACTACCCGTCGACGGATTATTAAGCGTAAGCAATTTGTAGGCTGCGAGGCTGTTCAAGGTCGCGACGTCAGCAACCGCGTTATCCGTGAAAATTTTAATCGCTCCGCTTGAACCCGCGGAACCCATAATCGAAGCGCCGTTAACGTCGATTCCGTAAATTTTCACGATTCCATATTGCTTGCTCCGGTCCAAGCCGCTGCTCGTGCTGCTCTCAAAAAGTATGTTGTTATACAGGCTAAGAATTTCTTCTGCAGTTAAGGCGCGATTGTAAACGCGAACCTCATCAATAACACCTTGAAAATACTTTGCCCAAGCAGTATCAAATATCCCAACATACACATTAGAACCAGTTACATCACGTGGTGGCGTAGCACTTAAATCTATACTTGTACTTTTTAAAACACCATTAACATATATTCGAAGATATGTTCCATCCCAAGTACCAACCATAAAATAAAAATTGTTGGGGGAAACTGCATCTGGAGATAGAAGTATATGAAAGTTTGCGCCATCATAATATTCAACTCTTGGATAATTGTCACCACCTAATGAAATTGCGTAATCAGTTTCTTCACCAGCACGTGATTTGGCACATATCACTTGTTGTGCAGTTTCAGTGGTATTAAACCAAGCCATAATACTCCAAGAATTTTTAATTCGTAAAGACGCTGAATCAGCCACAGTTACATAGTTGCTTATTCCATTGAAACTAAGAGCTTGTCCATATTTCCCAGCAACCCAACTTGGCAAAGGCGAACCTTCAAGAGTGCCGTTGTTTCCGTTTCCGCTAATATCATACACCGTTGTCCCTGAACCTTCATCCATAGGCAAATACAAAACTAAACCCTCAGGGTAAGCAGTCGCGTCTCTGGTGCCAATGTTTATTGTGCCGCCCATGGAGCCGCCGCCAGCGCTGACTCCCCAATAATAAAGCCCAAGAGCCTTCGCCAACGCAACCACAGCGTCAAAAGCGTTAGAATTAGCAAAGTTGATGCTAACCTGCGTCGTCGGACAGGAGCCAACGGACACGCCTGACGTTAAAGCTACTATGGCAGCAAGAATGGTGTTCGCTGCAGTTTCCACATAATTATCCGTTAACGTTGCAGCAGCCTGCTTTAACGCGACAAAAACGGGATTGTAAACGTAGCATTGCAGGTTGGAAGACGTGAACTTTGCGCCTGTGAGGACTCCGGAGAAAATGGTTGTGCCATCATAGGTCACATTCACCAAAACATTCGTTGCGCTCACCGTATCAAGGTGCAACGCCGTTCTAATTGCGCTCGTGTTAGGAATATTAAATACGGCTTCTTCCGTGCCGTTAAGCTCCTCAAGCACGTGGCTAAGCTCTGCATTCGCTAAAGTTACCCACGCTGAGCCATTCCAATATTGAATTAGCCATTTCGCCGTCATAAGTCGCACAAACCTACAAGATAATGTTGCCGCTGCCCTGCATGAACTCCATCGTGAAAGTGTATCGCGCCTCTGTGCCTTCTGCTACGCGGTGAAAGTCCACACTGGACAGTATCCAGTTGCCAGAAAATTGGCTGTCGGGATCAGTAATCGTGACTTGCGTTCGTTTCATGGCGCGTAACGGAGCCAAGTAAGTGGACTCGATGGTAGAGTTTGTGGCACTCTTCACCCAAATGCTACCTCGCAAAGTAAGCTTCCGCGCATTCGTAAACCTGCTGACCAAAGTAGATCCGCCGCCGTCAATCCCTACCTCATCAACCGTGACAGGGTTCGCATCGACGATGTCACTTGGCGCCAACGGCAAAGTAACAGTCGTGCCCCCGACAATAGCCCAATTCGTCATTAACCGCTCCTCCGCGTCTTCTCCGCAAACGCCTGATTAAACGCCGTGACCAGCGGCTCCGCCATTCCGTTTTTAACCGCGAGCGTTATCGCGGTGACAAGCTCTTCCAAACTTGCGTTGCTGCGGATGCTTCCAACGCTTATGTGCGGACTCATAGTTACATAAATAGTCGTCGGCGTCGATTGCAACCTATTAAGTGGAATGACAGCTTCAGGACCTGCTTCGCCGATAAGCGCATACGTCGGCTCAGTAACGATTCCGCCGTGCTGCATGATTCTTGCTGTTCCGCCTGGACCTGTCGTGGTACCTATCGTCTGATACTCTTCTGGAAAATTAGTGACAAGCGCACCTGTATAACTCATGAAGTTTTTTAAAGAAGTGTCGTACCCGCTTGACAGAACCTTTATGCTCGTGTTTACGCCTGCCTGATTTATCGAAGCGAGAATATCTTGATGCGTCTGCGCAGCCGCTTCCTCCTGAGCGTATGCTGTTTGCAAGTCAGCGTTCTTCTGGTTCTCAATACCTAAAATAATCGTTGCCAACGACGCTGCCAACTGCGCCAACGTGTTATTTAACGTTTGAAGCCCAGTCGTCGTTATCGTCGCGTACTGCTGTGCAGCAGCCAGCAAATCAGCGTTTTTCCGAGTTTCAATCGCCGCCAAGTCAGTTGCTTCTGCCCCAGCTATCGTAGTCAAATCAGCCGTCCTGCCTGCCTCAATAGTGACAGCTTCGTCAGCCTGCGTCTGCTCCGCCTCCAACTCTACCAGGCGATAATGGTCAGAAGTGTCGCTGCGTTGAGCGCTGTACGTTTGATTTAACTTCGCTACTTCCGCCTGATACTTCTTGTCACTTATGAGCCCAGCGGTATGAGCGTCTTCCAAAGCCACCCTTTGCGCCAACATGTTCATTTCAAGAGTGTCTAATTCGCCTTGACGCGCAGCGCGAATACTGTTCAGCCCCGTCATTGATGCCGCAATAAGGTCATCATAGTAACTGTTGGTATCGCTGATTTGCTGGTCATATGTTGTTTGCAAGTCACTAGTCTGCTGCGCATAAAACCGTTCAATTTCACTATCCACTGTCGTTAACTCGGTAGTTTGGAACCCCAGTTTCAGACTCCAAAAACTTTTAAAATCAGTCAGCTGCTGGTCGTAAGCCGCGTTGGCAACGTCAACCTCGGCCTGGCTCGCTGTTTGAGCGGCTGTTTCTTCCGCAGTGTAGAAAGTGATGATTTCCGCGTCAATCGTTTCCAGAAATGTTTTTGTCAAACCAAGCCGTACATTCCAATACGCCGTAATAATCGCAAGGTCAGCTTGGTAACGAGCGTTTTCCGCAGTTACAAACTCGTTTATTGCGGCTGTAACCGCGGCGAGACCAGTAAGCGCCGTGCCAGTGATGCCTGTGATGCTGGCTCCGTACGTGGTCGCCGCTGAACTTGCACCCTGAAGAGCAACAGTGACGCCTGCAACTGCGGCAGCAACACTTCCTAAAACGACTGGTAGAGCAGTACCCCAACTAAGCGCACCGTAGAAAGCTGCAACCGCAACAGTCGCCGCTATCAATACGCCTATGAGAATTGCGATAACAGCAGCTGTTTGCCGCATCGGCTCAGGCACGCTTTCAAGAATAATGTAGGTAGCGGCGAAAGCGCCTACGGCAGCCGCCGTGCTTATAGCCAACGTTTTCATGCTGATATCGAGGCTGGCAAGTTTACTAGCCACATTAGCCATAGTTTCAGGAAGCTTGTGATATGCAGTGTAAAGACCGCCAATGACCGCGATGGCTGAAGGCACAACAGCTAACGCCGCGTAAATCATGCTATTATTAAGATTGTTCTGTGCGACACCGACGCGTTCCTGAGCCACAGTCAAAGAGTCCTGCGCAGTCGCAAGCCTAGCCGCCGCATCCGTCGCCTGCTGACTATCAACCCCATATTGCACAACAGCCTTATTGTACGCTACCTGCGAGGCTTGAAGAGCATTCGTGCTTTTCTGAACGTTCAAGTTAGCACGGTCCAGATAAACCTCGCTGTTTGAGACACGTTCAAAACTCATAAACAACGTTGCGCCAGCCAACGCCAGACTATTCACCATAAGAACCTGGCTGCTGAAGCTTTGCGTCGTGGCATCAGCGGACTTAGTCACGTAGCCGTACTGCGCATTAATCTCGTTAACCTGACTGCTCGCACTCTTGTATGCGTTGCCCATGTTGCTTGTCGAGGTAGTAGCTTGCTGAGTGGCCGTGTCAATTTCGCTCAAATTAGAGAGTAAACTCTGAATAACGCTGCTCGATTCGTCGTAAGCCTGTATATAAATTCCTAATTCTGTTTCATAACTCATTTTTTAGCCTCTTCGCTGCTGCTTCCAGAACCAACTCAACCACGCCTCTAAGAAAACGATTTGAAAAGGAGTCAACCCGCCGATGCGCTCGAGCGAGTAACCGAATTCATGCGCGATCAAACCGAAGTTTTGGGCTTCAACGTTGACGCTGATCCATTCTTCAACGTCCCCGGCGTTGACGCCTGTTTGCGCGAAAAAAAACTTCCTTCTCCCTGCAACCGCGTCAAAAGCCTCACGACAACCTCATAGGGCATTGCTCGGACATCCTGGTCAGTTAAGCCCGGGTTAGCAGGCGCCAACTGCTTAACGAGAAATTGAAGGCTGCGATCACGGTTATCCGGGTACTTCTCAATAATCTCGGTTAAGTCAGCGTAATTCAACAGTACATAGCGGATAGTGCCTAAGTCTTCGTCGAAGATTTCGCGGATCTGCTTGGCCTTGCGCACGATGTCTTTAGGGTCAAAAACCAATACTCGCTTAAGCTTCTCTTCCGCGTACTCCTCAAGCGCCTCCTGCATCTGGGTTACCTTAGCCCAATCAATCTTTTCTGTTTCTACTTCACTCATTTCTGTCACCTCTGTTACCGTTAAAAACTGGAAAAAAAGAAACTGAGAAACTTAGTCCGTTTAGACTGTTCCAACCGTGAATGTTGCTGCTTCACCGCTTACGTCTTCGCCTACAATGCCTTTCTGGTCCGCCTTCAAACTCCACTTGTCAAACACTGCGCCGCCAAGCGTGAATTTCGGATTACCCGTCGATGTTGTCCCAGCAGGATACACAATTATGGTTACTGCTGTGCCAGCTAAAACCGCGGTAGCGTACGTGCTGTCAATGAACAGTTTGCCGCAGGTGAACTTGAAAGTTTGGTTGCCCGGCGCCACAACCGCCGGTAACTGACTGCCCATCTGATACTCCTTTAGTATGTCTGAGGATATGTCGCAGGTTATGTTTTGTGCGTAGCCGATTGCCGTGCCCCCCATCGTTATTACTGCGAGACGCCCAATTATTGGTAAAGAATTCGTCATTGATTTTTTTCACCTCTGTTCAAGTTATTTTGTTACTTTGTCACTTTGTTTTCTGGGAAAGAACTGTTTACCGAACGGGAAATGCGCCACATCCCAGAGGCAAGGCGCATACTCCATCTCAAGAAAAGCGCGTTTGTGAGCGTCAAAATGCTCCTTCGGAACGAAGCTTTCATCCAGCGGGTACTCCCATTGACTGCGGATGCTCTGCAATGCCGCAGCGTACTCGAGGCTTGACGTGGCCGTAGTTACCTGATCCGCAGCTAAGAGAATCGCTAGACCCAGCCACCCCCGATAATACCTGTCCATTTCGCCAAGGTACATGACTAATTTTTCGCTAAGCTCAAGGGCATGCTGAAAATTGCGGTCTCTAAGCGTCTTGATTCTCTGATAAGGCACATCGTCGAAGATGCCGCAGTACACGCTAACGCTGAAAGCCTTATACATATTCCTGTAAATTTCGCTAAGCGCTTTCGTCTGCGGATACGTCGGCTCTACACGTGGAACAGCACGGTTCAAAACACGCACCGCCAAATTCACGAAACGCTTAACCAGGTGAAGCTTCAACCACTTGTCCATTCACCATTCCTCCTGCGGAGTTTAACAGTCATTTCCAAAGGCAAACGGAAAAGCGGAAAGAAATTATTCGGGAAGCAACGCCACTCGCTGATTGTGACTCCTGCGCCTATCCTGTTGAAGTCGGTGCATTTGAAATGCCAAAGGTGAAAATCGTGACGTCGCTCACCTAAACGATGCGGACATTTAACTGTTATTTCACGTCTCGCAACCCGCAACATTTCCCTAACGAGCAGAGCAGGATCCCGCACGTGCTCAATAACGTGGCTGCTGACGGCTTCCTCAAATGCGCCGTCCTTGAACGGTAAATGTTGACTGTCGCATAACACGAAGTTTGCAGCTTCTTTCGTGTCAATTTTCAGGTTAACTAAATGCAACTTTGCTTTTTTACCGCTACGATGCCCCTCATCTTTCACGTACAAGTCGCAGTTAACATCGCCCGTAGGATGACATCCGCATCCGACGTCCAGCTTAAGCCATTTCATTCAAGTTAACCTTCTGAAACGTTCCCCATAGCTTCATCCAGCACACGCAACGCAATCCTGCCCGCCTCGTCCCTTGTCTCAACCGCCGTGGCCTCAACAAACGGGTTCGGCTTCGTGCCCGGATGATGCACATGCATAGCGAAAACCACGCCGCCCAACATGCCAGACGCAAACGCGAGGCACCTGGCGTTAACAGGATAAATCTCGTGCGGACGCGTGCCCTTCTCCACGTAAATCGCGTACGGCGCCAAAGGCTTAATCGACGCCCAGCCTTCACCAACTTGTTTAGTGATACTCATTGCTAAATTGCCAGTTCGCCAAGGCGCATTACTATACATCCGGTCAAAAGCGAAATCAGCGGTTTCTTCAACCACGCGTTGAACAACGTCGCCGCCGAATCTTTCAGCGAGCAATACGAGGTTTAATCCTCTGCTGGCCACAGTTACAGAGAACTGCACATAGTCACCGCGTCAAGGAATAAAAAGCACGTCGGCAACAAAGCTAACTTGGCCGCCGAAAAGGATTTTATCGTTGAACTTTATTTCGCCCGGGTAGAATCCTGTCGGAATACAATCCATGGCTGTGCCGCCTAAGGTGCGGTCTGCAAGAATCGCGTCAACGACGTCGGCCATAACTGGGATAATGTCCGTGAACCAGTCTTGAGGCGTGTAATCTCGGATTACGAGGATAACGCTGAAGTTGACTTTCACGCTTAAAAGAGCGCCCTGAGCAGCTTGCTGGATCGGCGCTTCCTCAGCGTTAATGATGGCTTTAGGCAAGTCTCCAAGCGTGAACTGCTCGCCGAGAATGACGGTTTTAATGCTGGTTTTCGTTTGGACCGCAACTTTGACCGCGTCGAAAACTGCCTTATAAAGCGCGAGAAATCCCGTCAACTGGTATCCTCTCCTATCGCGAAGGGCGAACACGTGTCCAGTTGACTTTCACAGTACGCATTCAGGAATTTTTCTGCTTCCGACCAGAACGCTTCAGCCCCCGTCGGGTCACGTCTGTGACGGAAAAGCCAAGCAGCATAATGATTAGATGCGTCAACGATGTTCTGTGGAATTGGGCTGGGAACAGCTAATCCTCTCTTCAGGAGGAAACTATCCACGAGACCGTTACTACTCTGCATGCAACCAGCCAATTCAATATCGTATTTAGAGCCCTCTGAGTCGGCGATCACCAGGATAGCTTTAACCGCGTCGGCAACAGCGTACGGCGCTGCGGGGACTGCTTCAACTGCGAAGGGGAAGAATTCTTCGTTCGCTAAGCCTCCGTATGTGGCGGTTACTTGAATGTTCCAGTTGCCAACTGCGCAACCCGCGGGCAACGTATACACCATTTTGAAGACGCCTAAGCTACTGCGTGTCAAATCCCCTATTGCCAGCGTCGCCACTGTAGCGCCCAACGGGTCAAGAATGAGAATCGCTATAGTGTCAGGGTCGAATAACGCGTCAGTCTCGTCTTTAAACGTGAATGTTCTTGTGATTGTGTCGCCGCTGAATGTTTTTTCCGTCATGTTTTTTCGCTTTCTATTTTGATTTTTATTTTGTATTCTTGAATTTTTAGCGGGTTATTTTGGACGCTTATTACTTGGCGATTACTAGCCATGCTTATCCGCAGTGCTTTCCGCAGGAAGCCAGCTAAAACGCTGTCGACGCCTAAGCCAGCATCCACAAGAGATAACAGCGCATTCAACGTTGCTGCGTCAACGCCGACTCCTGAATCAGTTACGCTTAAGGATGCTAAAAGCGCGGCTAACTCGCTGCCTAATCCGCTGTCAGATATGTTGACTGTGACGGTTAACCCTGTTTCTACGCCAACGCCTGAATCGCCAAGTGTGATGATTCCTTGTATTCCTGCAGAGTCTAAGGCTGACCCGAGGTCGGAGACATTGATTGTTACGCCACTGATAATTATTGATGCGATTTCTTCGCCTGTTCCCGCGTCAACAAGCGTTAGCGTTACGTTTGCGGTTACTGTGTCTGCGCCTGCGCCAGCGTCATTTAAAAGTAGTTGAGCCTGCATATCCACAGCGTCGACGCCACCACCTAAGTCGCCTAAAGATAAAGCAGCCAGTAAAGCTAGAGAGTCGCTGCCAACTCCTAAGTCGTCCACGTTTACAGTTAAGCCAAGTATGAACGTTTCGATAACGTCAATGCCTACGCCAGCATCAATAAGCATTAACGTTGCTTGAAGCAGGATCTCATCTAAACCTGAGCCCGAGTCGCTTAAAGCCAAGGTAGCCTGCAGGTCTAACGATTCTACGCCAGCGCAAACATCGGCTAAGGGCAAAGTTGCAGTCATGCCTAAAGCGTCTGAACCACTACCTGCATCCGCAATTGGATGAGTAATGTTTGGAACCACGTCAACACCTGAACCAGCCTCAGTTAAGGGCAAAGCCGCGTTCATGCCTGCAACGTCGGAGCCTACGCCTGAATCTGACACGGACACGTTAGTGCTTTCGGGTCCAATGAGAACGTCAGCAGCAGTTACACAATCTATCCTAACAGTGTGTGCTGTTTGACCATCGCTCCACATTTCTCCAATCATGAATCTGTCATGATTTCCCCACTCATTAGTATCTAATCCTGTGTGCGTAAGGTCGGCTATTTCACTTCCAGCAAGAAAAACCCTTACTTCCCCAGCCGACGCATGAACTTTACTTTGCAATTCAATCTCATAGTATGCATTAAGAGACACTGCCGTAGCAGAAATGTCCGTTAATTGATCTGCTCCACTCATGTAAGTAAGATACCAATATGATGCTGCGCCAGTGTTTATTACACCAATTTGCGCTATTGTTTCGTCTGCTGCAATATTTCGGAAGTTTAGAATCTGAAAAGATTTACCGCTTGCTGGTAACGCTGTAATAAATTTAACAGCTAAGTGAACATTCAAATTTGCTGTAGCTGTTATATCTTTCCATTCTTTAGCGTACTCATTAGTGGAACTACCATTACAATAGAAGCTGGCATGATTTGAACCATGATGCGGGTCTGTAGTCACTACTGTTCTTGTTTCACCAGTAGAATTATCTCCGCCAGTCCACGCACTGAAATCGCCAGCTGTCTCCATAGTGCTGCCGACTTGCCCGTCGGCAAAAAGCACCGTAAAATACTGCGTTAAGTAGTTGCGTTCAAACTCGCCGATTCTCGGAAAAACATGTTTGTGAACGTATGCTTCAAGCCTTTTCTTTCCCTCAAGCGTATCAAGCTTCTTTAATAACTCAAATGGTACTCTAACAGTAAGTGGATATTTCTCGCCACAATGCGGACATTCATGGCTGTTAGCTTTAACTTCCTTTCTGCACTTTGGACATATATGCGTCCAATGAGGCAAGTAACGCCAAAGCCAAAAAGGAATGATCATTTAGTTTTACCCGTCCAATCAACCGCTCGATTATGTTTAACTTCTCCATGAACATGAACCGCTAAACCCTTCTGAACCAGCACGCTTGTAACGCGGCTGTCCAAATTGTAGTATGCCCAATCATCCCGCTTGTACCATGACGCGGCAGGCGCAAGACGCTGAGCCTCCAACGACAGTTTAGTAAAGCCGAATCCGTTTTCACCTTTGAAAGCTGCTAGTTTATCGTCCATGTAACGCGTCCAATACCAACAGCTACACCACGGATTCGGGCACTGCGTTAATTCCCTGATTAATTCAAGAGACGGAACATTATCCTGCTCAACAATGATTAAGTCATCAACGCCCCACAGATGCAGCAACGCATCGTCATAGTCTTCTTTGTCTTTTACGAATACGTCTATAACTCTGAAATGCTCTCTGATTTCTTCAAGAGCCTTCCATGTTTCTATTTGTTCACTTTGTCTAAAACGGGAAAAAGGGTGAAGAACAATCATTGTTCTTACGACAGCGTAATCGTTAACGTTGCAACCCATGATGTGCCAGCTGCTTTTGTGCCCATTGCCTGCACTAAACGATTCAATGCGTAGCCGTTTGTAGGATTCGCGCTGTTAAGCGGTAAACCGCTTGCAACTTCGCCAAGGCAGATTTCAGCCCACACCCAAACCGCGTCTGCACTTGCAAAAGTTGCCGTTGCAACGATTTTCTGAACTGTGCCCGTCGTTGGTTTAGCTGATAAAACATTCCAAAGATGGTTAGTTGCTGCTTGAAGCCCTGTCTGAGCCGCTGTCGCCGCTAAGGTTCCGTCGCCCACGCCGATGCATCCGTAAGTGCCATCTACAGGATGCGGAATATCGCCTGTTAACGCCGGCATTATGACGCTGTTGATGCCGCTGTTAAGCAAGCAGTTGCCTTCAAAATCTAAGGTTTCGTATGGCTTTACGCCTGCCGCCTCAATTTCCAGCGCCGTCATGCCCGGGTAGTCGCCGACGAACTTTTTGATTTGCCAATGCGCATGCCACTTAGCCATGTCATGCAGTGGAATCTGTGATCCAACGTTTACTCCGTCTTTTCCTATTGCTTTTTCATTAAACATTTTCTTTTTCACCACCTTTTTATCCGGTTCCCGTCACATTAATGCAGAAGCTAAACACCGTCAAATTCCCAGTGTCCGCCGACGCCGCCAAAGTAAAAGTGACCGCGACGACTTGCCCCGGCTGCAACGTCGACGGCGCATCCCACGACAACGACAAAACCGACGCCGCAACCGCGGGACTCCAACTTGACGTTGACACCGACAACGCTTCAATCGAATTCCCAGTGTTCCTAACATAAACCACATGCGTGATTGACGCGCCAGGGCCAATGTTACCCCACGAAAACGACGTTAAATTAACGGTGCAAGCCTGATCCTGATAGACGCCGACGCCGACAGCCGTGATTTGCCCAGTGACCGCGATCTGCTGAGTCGACACTAAAACCCCCGCGACAACTGCAGCGACCGCTAAAACCGCCACAGTCACTAGCAGGATAGCAACTGTTTTTTTCCTCAACACTTTTTATTCCTCACATTAAACTCCCAGGTGCTCGCAAACCACGAAGCCATCCGTCACCGCTGAGAAACCCGCTTTCTGCACATCATACCAAAAGAACAAGTCGAAACTGGCAACCGCTTTGGCGAAGCGGAAACGCAACCCCGACTCAAAAACAGATCGTTTAATGAGGACGCAACTTGTACCGTTAAAAATCGGCTTTTCCACACTGCCAACCATCAACTTATCTTTCACGTCCTCGAGGTGAAGAGGCAGAATATCCCATGAATTTGACGGCGTAACAAACAAGAACCCGCATGTTACCATTCCCTTGAAAACTGGGTAAGGCAAGTAATTTTCGAAGTGAAAAGGAGTAACGGCTGACGCCACATCAGCATCTACGCCAAGCAGTTTTGCGAGGGCATCCTGCGGAACAACCACGTCTGACTCCACAATCCACAAGTAATCAAAGCCCTCCGCAAGGACGCGGTTAACCACAACATTGTATTTTTCAACGACGGCTTCCCAAACTTGCCAGCCATCCACATCCACGCGGTCATCAGCATCTTCGCAGACGCTCAATGTGACCTCGACGTTTGGAACATTGAAGTTAGCTTTTATCGCATCTGTGATTTGTTTGCGATATTGAACGTGGCTTATGTGGCACGCTGGAACCGCCGCTAAAACGCGAATTGCCTCTTGAGTTTCCTGAGTAACTATTTTTTTCTTCACCATATTCTTCATCAACTTAACTGGAATTTTGCCTTGTTAACGTTCACCACGTACATGACAAGGCCTGCAATGTACGTAGTAAAAAAAAGAAAAAGGGAAAATTAGTTTGTGGTTTAGATTTTAAATTGTGGTTAGATCGCAGATAGCGTTGCTATCTTTAATCACTGGCAAACCGTTAACGAAGACTCTGCCGAACAATCCTGCGCCTGCGCGTATACTTTCGGTTTCTGTTTCAACGTTGATGTCGCGAGATATCACATGGCTAAATCTAGTGATGTCGCCGCCAATGGGCGCTTTCATCAGGATCCCTGTGCCTGCGGTGATTGCTTCAGTACTGAATATTTGGCCGCCGATTCTGGCTAACACTCGGTCTCGCCATGCGACTGCGGTGCTTGCGACAAACTCGTCTAGTTCAATGTCCTGCGTCGGGTTAATCACGAGGTTATATGGTCCATAAATGTGGTCAGCGGCTAACTTCACGATGGCAGCTTTCAAGGTTATGGGGATGTTTGTGGCAGTTGTCCAATCCGCCCCTGTTTCACTGTTTCCTGCTCCATTATAGAGCCCCGGGATAACGTCTGTACCGTTGATTATCATGCTGTCTTCTTTCAATCCTACCTGGTAGGCTGCTGCGTCACTATACTTAGTTGGCAAGGGTATTCCCGTCATGCGTGAAGCGTCAACGTCTTTCTTTGGAATCACGAACTCGTGGTGCGTGCATGGAATGTTCACTGGAGTACGGTCTAAACTAATTATGTCCAGCACTTCACGTCCCGGGTAACTCGGGTCAATTCTTGCAGCGCTCATTTCGGATAGTTTGTCGTACGCGTATGTTTCCGCGTTCGGATCAATATATTCAGGTTGCAGGAGTTTGCGTCCTACGAAGACTCTGCGTGCGATTGCAACGACTGTCGGCATCAAATAGAGGCCCTGCTCTGTCTGCAGCGGCTCGTCTTTTCCAACGTATCTTAAAGGTTTCATTTTTAACGCTCCAATGTCGCCATTATCCAGCCGCCGACGTCTACGACGGTCACGGATTCTTCAGCTTTTGCAACTACTAATCCTTCAGTAGGTATGTTACCTGCGATTGTTGGCGAAGCCGATGCTCCAAGAACTGCGGTTGCGGTAGATGTTGCGAATTTCGCTGCTGTTGCCTTGGTGACTTTGCCGTTTGCCGCCAAGATAAGGTAGTCGCCTTTAACGATGGTTGCTGCATCCGTTGAAAGATATATCATAACAGTTGCGCCTTTGCCTCTTTTGAGAACTGGCACTTGATCGCTTGCCTGGTAAATGGTTGCTCTTGTCGCTGGACGACACTTTTTACATGCGTGTTCGTATCCGAGAACGCCGACTGGCACTCCGCCTGCTCCGCAAACTGCCACATCATTGTCATGGGTGCCTTTAGTTACGAACCTGCCAGGGTAACATTCTGCAGCAGTTTCCAAGTTAAGGTACTGGATGTCGGGTTCGCCTGAGACCAATATAGCGTTGCTTGGTTGAGGGCCTATTCCAGGGTCTGCTGTTGCGGATCCATAAACTGGTTGAGTCGTCATTTTACTCTAGTCCTCCCTCGAATTTGCGAGCGTTTTGGTCGTAACTCCCTACGGTCCCGGGGGATTTGGGTTTACCCGCATCAATTTCGGCTTGGCGCATGATAGTTATGGCGCTTGGCGGGGTAATTTTCACTGCTACCTCAGCCATGCGGTTTATTGTTTCTGTATCTGTGTCTTTGAGACTATCCTTGGTTACTTTGCCTTTTGAAAGTGAAACTACAAGGTCTATAGCTTCTTCTCTGTCTGCTTGGTCGATGCTTGCTTTTTCTGTTTGTATGCGTGTTAGTAAATATTCTGCGTTATTTAGTGACTCTGTTAGGTGCTCGATTTTTGCGTCTTTCATTTCGCATATTGCTAAGACTTCGCGGTATTTTGCTATCGGTACGGTTGTGTCTGTATTTTTATCGCTCATTTGTTTTTTTCTTCCTTTTAGTTTTTGTTTTATCCCTTCCTTCTTTAGTCACGACTCCGGTTGCGTGAAGAACCTGTTTAGTCTCTGGTTCAAAAAGAGAATCACGATTGTGAATGAGATTTAGCACATGCCAAAGCGTAAGGGCACTTGCCGCAACTTTGCAGTTTCAACTCAAACTTGCCATAATAGCAAGGTTCATCTTCCGCCATATTTGTCACCTAAAAGATTTCAAGCAGTTTATGGAAATAGAACCCCAAGTTCTTTCACTAAACCGTTTACTCGACTGATCAACTGTGCTGTATCGTCTTCGCTGTCTTGAGGTTTTTGCCCTGCTATTTCATGCCCATGCTTCTTCATGGCAGTTTCGATTTTATCAGTGATTTTGGTTTTTTCCTCTGCGTTGTACTCTGTTTGATTTGCAGGTTTATTCCAGTACGCCCAAGCCGCAACCACATGCGCTTCGTCGATGGGGTAACGGTAGTTCACTGGATCCGCGAACTCGCCGTCAGGAATGTTGCTGTACTCTGTAGGCTTAGAGACGTTACCGCCTTCCTTCACTGCTATGCCATACTTGCTTGAGCGTTCCGCCTGCAACTCCTTATCCGTCGGCGGAGCATCACTGAGAGCTAACAGAGCATCGGCGGCGCTGTAAACCTTGATCAGCCGCTTACCTGTTTCTAAAACGCCGAGTTCATCAATTTTCTTGCACACCGGGCAATCATAAAACGCCTTCAAATTCTCAGAACTGTCTTTTTGGTGTTTCGCAAACCACGCTTTAGCCTTTTCCATGTCAAACTTGGATTTATCAAAAAGGAAACTTTGCGTTTCCATGCCTACCGTGCATTTGCCGTCTGCGTAACTGCCTTTCGGGCAACCAACAACCGCTTTTATTCCGTCAGTTATATCGATGGTGCGGAAGCTGTCAGGGTCAAAACTGTTTTTGTCGCCGTGCCCGCTGCGTATGTTTTCCTCTGTGATTTCCCATGTGTCAACTTCGTCAGCACTATCCATACCTATACCACAGAGAGGAGAAGCACATCGTCCTTTCTCAATCGGCGCGGCTACGTGGTTTCCTCGGATTTTGCGTTGTACCACATCATAATGTTGCCCTTGCCACTCGCCAGAGGTTAGGTGATTATGGCAACTAAAGCCGATGCTGTTGTCTTTAAGGGTGCCTTTGCGGATTGATTCAGCTATTGCCTCTGTAATAGGTGTGTAGTTTCCTGTTTTAGCTTCGGGTGAATTGTCTCGATAAAAGCAGAGTTCGCCAACTATTCCTCGTCTACATGGGCGATTAGTTTTTGGGTCTATGAGGTCTTTTCTGAATATTGGGTTTTCTACTCTGCCATTGTCGTCTTCGGCGTCTTCTATGTGGCTACCTTTTGGATGGCTTAAAACTTTGATGGGTACGCCTCGGAATGTTAAAACAGCTTTTTCTAGTTCGTCTGCGGGTTTGTAGGCATAGAAAGTTTTTCCTGTTTTTTGATCGCGGTAGGGTTGAACGATTTCTGATGCAAGTACGGATTTTACAACTAAGTATTGGTCGTCATCTCGGATTATTGCGGAATCTTCGAATGTTCCAGCGTCAACCATGTTCATGCGTTCAAGTTTTTCACTCAATTTTTGTCACCTTTAAAAAAGAAATTCTTTGTTTTCATATTTTTAAAAATGTCCTTGTTCAGATTTGTTGCTTTATTTCCTTTAAATCGAATTGTTGGAAAACTGCTCATATGAAGATAGAAAACCAAGTTGCCATCTTTATCCCAAAGTCGATATATCATTTTTTGGTTCCTCAATTACTGTGAAAAAGCTTAGGATGTACGTAGTAAACTTTTTTAGCCATAACAGTGTTATAGTGAATTTATGAGCAATAATGAGCAAACCCGTCTACATCGCAAGGTTTCTTAAAGATTACGATTTAATAGATTGGATGCTCAGCATCGGCTTCGACGCTTGGAACGGCAAGTTTTACTCCAACAAACCCCAGAACGCTGCAAACGCAGACTCAGGATTAGCCCCAACCCGCTCCACAGTGTAAAAATGTGGGCAAAAACAATGCTTCGGAAGCTCAGGCATGAACTGCCCCCGATGATAAGTTTGTCCCACGTGCATGATGCACCATGAACACGAGTTATTCGTTAAGTCCCCGCTGATCGTGAAGTCTGTCGCTCCCACGGCTGTCCCGAAGACTTTAACCGCATGATTATACGTGCCAAGCTGCACCTGGTCGGCTAAGAGTCCCATCCGTTCAAGCAGGCCCTCTTCGCTCTCCCAGAAACTCACGGCAGCGTCGCTCACGGCAACTTCGCCTTCACCAACTTCTCCGCCTTACCCAAAATCTCAAGGAAATCTTTGGTGAAACGTGCCTTTTGGTCGACGAATTCGCGTTCCTGCTCCGGACTTATGCCTAAAGTCGGGTTCTGGAATTTACCACGTACATACTCGAGGGCACGTTCCTTCTCAGTGTCACAGTAGAACCCAATCAGCGCAGTGCCCTGTTGGACTGCTACGTCATGCGTCATGTGCCCATCGAAAACCTGCTTAATGATCGGTTGAATGAGAACACGCATCGTTGGAAGCGCAGCATCTAGGCCTTGCTGTTGACCGCCAAGGTTCTGAGCGTTGTTTTGGTTAGGTTGAACGAGTTGACTGTTTGGGAACGAGTTAACAGGCGCCTTCAGGCTCAAAACAACTTCTCCTTCGCCCATTGGCAATGGAGGTTTATCATTATCCGCTCTTACTTCGTCGATGGTACTGTATTGAAGCTCTGTCTGGTTTGCCTGCTCATTAAGCAACCTGATTCTTGCTTCGTCTAAGGCAGATAGTTGGAAAGCATTATTCCACACAATCTCATAATCAATCTGTTTACCTGTCGCCTGGTCTTTAACGATTTGAGGAACTACTTTACGAAGCATCCTTTTAAGAACTGAACCCGCAGATTTTTGAGCAGAGTCAACAACGGCATTCGTGAATGTGCGAAGCGGGTCTAACTGGTCAATTACCCAGCGGTTAACGTCTTCCAAACTGCTTTGTTCCCCACTAATTTTCTTGTAGTACTGCTGATCGTTCTTTTCACTGCCTGTTAACGCGCCTGCCTCAGCACCCTCCAAAATACTTTTCGGGATGCCAGTGGCGATACTGATTTGCTTCAAATTAGTGTCAAAAAATGGCTCAGGATTAAGAGCTGCGCCTTGTGCGCCTTCAAAGTGAAAGCCCATCGTGTCTTTTATGAGACAGATATATTTGCGGTGCGTTATATCCTTGAACTCTGCTGATGAAGCCCACTCCTGCAGTTTCGCAGGCGTCGTGGCAATTAAGGGTGCGCCTGGTGACGGCGAATATTCTTTTGGGTACTCGATGACTGCGAAGCCGCCGCCGACACGATAAACCCATTGCCCGACTCCCCAGCGAATGTTGCGCCCACACGTCAAATCATCCCAGATTAAGTCTAGGATGCTGTCGCCGACATACTCAAAGCAGCGAGTCCAATGCGCACGGAAACTTTGCGTGCCATTATTCACTTGATACACAAGTGGTAAACCATAGCGGAAACTTTCAGGATTCTCATCTTTCTGGAAGACAGCGTAACTGATTTTGGGAAAAACAGTTAGGTGTGCGAGGTTGGCGGTTGCAGGTTTCTCAGTTGCTAAATCCGTAAGTTTCGATGCGTCATCAAAAAAACCCACCATTAACGTGTTTCCATATAAGCGTTTAAACTCGTCAAATGTTCTGAGAACCAGTTTGTATTTTAGTTTACGCAACTCAGTTTGAAGACCACGGTCTAATTCGGGGTCGGGGTTTTTAGTGTTTAAGTCGTTGATGCTGAACCATTTTTCCACGACGTCAGCGGGTACACCATAAACTAGGAATCCTGCGACTGGTTCACGGTGCGCCGCGAAAAAGCGGTTGTCATCAGTTATTTCTTCGCCGAAGTCCGCACCCATGTTCACATTAACTTGCGGAACCCTGATTGAACTGCCATCGCTACTGTCTGCAAGGGGCGGAGACATTACTATGCCGGCGCCGTCTTTTGTTAATGTAACTGGGTTTTCTGTCATGTTTACTGTTCCTAACTATTTTAAATACCCTATTTTAGCCAAGTACAAACGCGGGGTAAACATCGAGGGGTTTAGGAGTCTTCAACTGCCACGCCATCAACGCAAGAGCGATCACAGTGTCATCGTGCAAGCCTTCAGGAGCACAATAATGAATCAAGCCAGTAGGACCAAGCTCGTAAGTGAAAGATTCAAGCTCCGACTTCAACACCGGGAACTGAGGGTCCAAGGTAGTACTGAACTCTTTTCTCTCAATGTTGCCCGGGAACGATATCTCGCTATTATCCAAGGCGATACTCAAGTTTTCTATAAGCGCTTTCTTCGTCGGGTTAGTAAGTTTGAAGCCCTGCACATTCCTGTATTCACGCTGCATCTCATCAAAAACAGGATCACCCACGCCTGTACTGTCAATAAGCAAGAAAGCGTTTCCGAAACGCTGACAAAACGCGACAGTACGTTTACGGATCAGGGGCCATTCCACTTGATTGAAACGTTCGTAACCTATGAGTTCTCCGTTGAGCCGGCAAGCAATGTTAACGGTTAAATCTTTCGATTTGGCTACGTCACTGCCAACGACAACGACTTCGCCGGGCTGGTAAGGCTTAATCAACTTCTCATCTTTGATTCTGCTTGCGATGTTGCGGAAGACTACGCCTTCACCCTCCATTTCTTCCGCGAAGATTTCCTGTCGCTTGAGCAGTTCAGTCATGCCGTTTGCGATGGCGTCAATGTTAGCTTTAGGCAGGAACCCGCCGTTTTCTATGGCGTTATCATAACTGCTTCCATGCCAACTTTTCCATTCAAGGTTATTTGGATCTAGTCCTTTCGCGACTAACTTGCTGAACCAGTTTTTAGGCTTAGGCGTGCCAATGAACATGACGGGAGCATTGAAATCTATAAGTGAAGGCTGAAGTTCCGCCTCATACCTGCTAGGCTTCAATAATGGTGCTTCGTCAATGGTTAAGCGGTGCAGTCCTGAACCGCGCAAGCTGTCTTCGCGGTCTGCACTGTGAAAGAAGCATTCAGCTCCGTTAAAGATGCGAATGTACCGTATCGTCTCATTGTTCTCAAGTTGCTTGCTTATCCAGGTACGCGGCGTCAAGTCGCGAACCTTTTTGGTTGCAGGCACCAGCTCCTTGTATAATGGTGCAACCCACCATGTGAGACACCCAGGATTCTTAAGCATGAACACAAGGTTTTTTATCCATGCGAGCTCAGTTTTTCCCCAGCGACGCCCAGCTTCAACAACTTCAAAGCGGTGGGTGTCATGGTAAATCTCAAGTTGCTTCGGGTGAAGTCTGAACTGGACCATCTGAGTTTTCTTTGCTGTTGTCAAGTATCTTCACCACAAAACTGTTTCCGCCCTGCATCGTGATTTCCTGCTGCTCCTTCAAACGTTTCTTAAGCAAGTCAGCCACAGTACGGTAACTTTGCCCGCCATCTTCTTTGTTAAGTTCATTTTCGTGCAGGCGTAGAAACTCGCTGAGAAGCCACTTGTCAAATCCGCCGTTATCCTTCCACTCCGCCATGTCGCGGTCAATGGTTTTTTCTGATACACCGCATTCTAGAGCTACATCTGCAAGAAGTGTGCCTTTTCTAAGGCCTTGGATGAGTTTTTGTATGCGGAGGCGTTTTCGAAGGCGTTTCTGAGGGACATTAAGGGACATTTCAATTTAGCCTACTCGAGGAAATTCACTTACTCTGTTATGCCGCGGTACTCCTTCAACTTCACGAGGAACGTTAGACCGAAAGCGATGGCGAAAACCTTCAATGTCGCATCCGGGCCCCCGGCGATGTAAGCGCTAAAGCCCGCGATGCCACCGACAATGCCACTGTCAAGCAGTTGATCGCAGAATATTTCAAGTTTAGACGGCTTACCCTTGCAGGACGGCTTAATATTTATGATCCTTAAAATTTTAAGTGTGGTTTTGCTCATAGTTAAACACCAAAATGATTCAACACTTCACCGTACTCGTGGTTTAACGCGTATGGCTGCTCCTGTGACAAGCCGTTATCCCTCAGGGCTTGGATAACTATACTTTCTGTATGTAACGTGTGGACGGTTTCTGCGCGTTGATAATCGTGGAGACTGAAATCTAAGAGTATGTTGTGAGCGCGTTGCAACGCTCCAGCACGGTTTTGTCTTTGGCTTTTATGTTTCTGCGGCATAATGTTCCCTCATTTTTTAGTTATCAAAGAAAGATGCTGTGTCCTCGGTTTGGTTTCACCCCAACCCTACTTTGGGCGGGCAAAAGAAACTTTAGCGAAGACAAATACATCTAGATGGTTAACCCTAAGCTGAACCCTTCTTTTAAAAACTTCGATTTTATAATTCTAGTGCTTTAACGTTCTTTTCACTTACTACGTACATCAGACCCCAGGATGTACTCAGTGGTAGGCAAATTGTCACAAAAGAATTAGACCCGCCAAACTTTAGCACCAAGATATTGTCTTGCCGTTTTTATCCAAGTGTCAAGGGCAAGTGTATCTTTAAACTCAGGTGTGAGTTTCTTGATTCCCAATGCTTCAGCTAAATCTAAGGCTTCTTGTGGATAGTGGCAGTTATCACAGTAAGCTCTATCAAGTTGGGTTAAGCAAGCACATTTAGGGCAAATCCAATACTTCACGGTTTTTCTTCCTTCTTGAGTTCAATACTCAGAATCTCAGCTTTTGGTCGGAACCTTGCAACAACCCTCCTTACCTCTTCTTCGCTTTTCCAAGCACCGTCAAAGGTTTCCACTAACGGTTTTCTGAGAAAACGTTTTGTTTTTATAACTAATTTATAGCTCATAGCTGTTCCTTCAATTTCAATTCTTTTAAAGACCAAGAACTTGAAACAATCCATCTGCCTGTCCTTTTGCTTTTTATACCACGTGGATTATAGAATTGCTTGACTAATATGGTTAAACAGCCTTCTGACACAACGACTTTTGTTTCAGGTATCACTTTTTTATCTCCTTGTTGTTTTGTTGTGGAATGCATGGCACTTCAAGCAAAGTCTTTTGAATCAACTTATCAGAAAAACCCGTTGATTTAACACTCGATACATCTTTCTCAGTTGGAGGTTCACAAATTACAGGATTTAAGTGATAACCAAAGATTTCGTAAGCTATTGCTGCCTCTTCTTGAGTAAATTTATCTTCTTCGCCATATCGCCATTGATTAGCGGTTAAAGTTGCGATAACAGCTCTAATTTGCCACATCCTCTTTGACAGTTCCCTTATTTTTTGGGTGTCATGTGTTCCAAACGCTTTTTCTATAGCTCTATGTGAAATTTCAGGATAACCATGATTGTGGAATTTATAGATAGATTCTGTTACTTGGTCGAAGGTTACGCCATTGAATGCCCATATTTCAGTTGGCAACATCTTATCGAGATGAAGTTTCTTAACCTTGAATGCTTGTTCCTTCCCTAATACTAACATTGATTTCTCAAAGTTTTTAATGTGAACCCAAATCTGAGCGCGAAGTCTATCATCCAATACATCTGTGTCTGCTTTAACTTCTACAGGAATAATCTCTTTTGTCAAACCATGATGTTTTCTAAATAGAACCGCGTCATAAGCGCCATAGCAAGGTTCCTTTGCAACCTCAATTTCCCAAGTGTGATCATCAATATATTTGCTACTTTTCCAATCACTACCACTACCAACATAGGCTAAAGGATAAAACCGTTCAGGTCTTTCCTTTTTAATCCATGATAGAAACTCAGCTAGTAACTCGTCGCCGTTCATTTTTCAACCTTCGTTTGTTGTGAAATGAAATACTTATCTCGTTTTTCGCAACTGCAATAATAATTGTATATATTACGGCATTCACAACAAGGCATATCTTCAATCATGTTATTTCTTTATCTCCTCAAGTTGTGAAATGAATCCCGCCCGGGTTTGAACCCGTGCCCCTTTCTTTTTTTGCCTATCAACTAATACTTCTTCTTGACTAACGAGAACTTCTAATGCTGCATGACGCTTATACTCAGCCATTTTATCACAAGCATCAGGGATACAATATTTATTATGGCAATCTTCAAAACCGTAGGGGCAATAACCGCTTTTATGGTAAACACTCATTTGTTTTTACTCTCCACATCGCATTTAGGACAAAAATAATAATCAATCTCTCCGTGTAGATAGTGAGGCACTAATCGAGTTCCACAGATTTTATAGCCTTCTCCAGCAACTATGTAATGGCAAACTCCAATGCCGTTTTCATCTAAATCTGAAAGTTGACTTTGTTTCATGTCTTGTTGCTCTCCGAATAGCATAAATCCTCAGTTAACTCATCATACCGCATCAAAAACTTTAATCCAGCCTCAGACGCCACAAAACCAGACTTGCCCTCACCCAGTGAAGCGTAACGCATCAGCCCACTAGAAACAAGTTCAGCAAGCAAAACCGAAGCCTGAACCCAACTGACATTCACGTGCGAAACCACCTGGCCCTGCAGTTTAGGCGGGTTATCCCTGCAAAAACGCAGGCAATCAGCAGCAACCGACAAGCGATGCCGACGCCTCTTCCGCTCATGATTCCCCATCGTCAGGCGCCTCCTCTTTCGATTCTTCAACCTCAGTCTCGCCATAAACGGCAAACGCGAACCTGGTCAAAGCCCACCTGTGACCACGCTTCTCAAACAACACCTTACCCGTCTCAAAATGCAAACGCTTATTCATCCGCACAATCCGTCTGCTAACATCATAATATTTCAGACCGTACGCACCCAACTTGTTAACCCACTCAGCAACATCCTTCGGAAAAACCCCCGCATCGCCCACTTCACGCACCCTCTGCAAAATCTCCCTGTCAGCCTGATCCTGAACAGCAAAGCTCTCAAATGTCACCTCATCATAATCAGCCTCACCCAACCGATCCAACTTGTGCCGAACCCAACGAAGCTCAGTCAAAATCCGTTCATTCTGACACTTCACCTGCTTAAGCAGAACGCTTTGATACTTAATCCTGCCAACTTTATCCTCTTGAGACCGCCCTTTTTTACACGTTTCAGTAACTTTTTCGCCAATTTGAACCGTTTTTTCTTCTACATCCCGTTTATCTTGTTCAATCAAGACAATCCACTCCATCAACACCACGCAAAACTAACACTCCCAAATCTACACCAAACACTTCAGAAACCCCCAAGACAAAAGCATGGACTTTTCCCATGCCTACCGAAGACACTTTTCAACATGCGAACGTGGTTTACGCAACCTTTCGCATCCAAAAACCCAATACCACGTACATCGGCTAGGGCACTGAAAACTCTACCACGTACATACGCACATACCGCACAAAAACATATTTTGCACTTATGCACAAATCTACAGAGTACCTTAGAATGTACGTAGTAAACCAATCAAGAAACCTCCTTGAATACTTGATAATCAGGCTGACCCAGACCATTCGTTTTTCCAGTCGGGGCAAGAATAACTCGCCGAACCTTAAAGGAACCTTTCTTCTTCAAAATAATATGCTCCATAACTTGAAGTTCACCTAAACCAAAGAAAAGTTGATGCCGCATACCGCACGGGCAATCAAAAATAATAACGCAATCAGGTCTTGACTTCTTAACCTTCGGCAAATCAAGAAACCCCCGACTTCTGAAGCGGACTCTTCCGACTCTGCAACTCAACAAGCCGCTCAACAGCAGCCAGCTGGCGCTCACTCGGAGGCTTATAATCAGTCTTAGCTTCAAACTTACTATGAACTGTGAATTTATCATGCTCAGAAAGCAAAGAGCGCACAGAGATCCGAATCGCTTCCGCACGGTTAGGATAAAATCGCTCAGCAATCAACTCATCAAGCAACTTAATGTAAGTCTCAGGAAGATACAAAGTAATCAACTTCATGCGACATACTCTCCCAGTTTCTTCTGGCCTTCAGCAAGACGCTTCGGATCCTCAACATCGCCAAGCTTGCCTAAAACTTCCGTCAGCTTATTCACGTTGAAAGCAATCTTCTCAACAGCAACCTCAAGATTCTCAATCTTCCCCGCAGGCGCCTTACTGAGAACATTATAGATAGCTTCCTGCAGCCGCTCAACCCCAAGCAACCGCGAGTTATTAAATTTCAAAGCTTCAGAAACACGCTTAACCTCCTGCTTTAACTCAAAACTCGCCTGCAACCGGTCATGATCAGTGAAGCCTTTTGAAATAGCCTCCTCAAACTTTGTCACGCTCATAGGCCTCGTAATCTTGCGTTCCTTACGCACCAAGCTCTCTTCCTTCTGGTAAACGCGCTCAACCATACCAAACAAATCAAGTTTCGTGACACATTGAACCCCATCAATCCGCACGCCATAATAGTCCTTGTTACATTCAAAAGTCAAAATCTCCAGGTCGTTGAGTTGCCAACCCAAATGATCCTGCACAACATCAAACCAGCGATTCAAGGCGAGCAGGCACGCATCATGGCTCATACCGCCAACATCACAAGCGATGTAACCGCTAATTTTACGGCGTTCAGACCCAAAACAAACATGAATCTTAACCCCACCCACAAACTCATCCTTCACCCAACTCTTAACATCCTGACAAACAAAACTCCGCAACGAAATGTTGTGCACGCAAAGCGGAACAAACCGCAACCCGTAGGTGATTTTATTGCAGTAACTTCCAACATAAGGCTGCAGAACAAGACCTTTCTCCAAGAGTTTTCTCAAGACACATCGAACTGTCGTGCACTGACCACGCGTAGGCTTACGCGGAGCATGGATTTTACGGGCAATCTCAACAGGCCTAAGCTCGATTTCTGAAGCATCAATAACGTGAAAGACTCTTGCCTCAACAGACCAGGACCTATCTGCTAAACTGTTTAAACTGGTGTTGCTCTGGATGTTTGTGGAGTTAACAGATGAGGCAGCCAAAAAATTACCTTCCGTCGTTCTCCTTGAAGTTGTAAATGCAATAATCACCTTCAGAAACATTTGTGCAGAGGCCCCGTTCAGAAACGATCCAGCAACATTGGTTAATATTATCCCAATGACCGCAACATTCTCCGCAAGTCCGAGTTTCAGGTTTATCGGAATCATCGACATCGTAATCCTCAGCGGATATCCAATCTCCTGCAGACGGCCAAACTGTTGGATTCTGCTTTTCCTCAAATTCTTCGCAAACGCTATTAGGAACAGGATTTTCAACCATTTTACGCCATCTCCTTGTAACCGCATTTATTGCAGCGCCAAAGCAACTCGTGCTTTGAATCGTGTGCATAAGGCTCCATCGGCTTGTGACCGCATTTAGGACAAATTTTAACCATGCTAACAAAACTCCTTGTAGCCGCAATCGCAAACCCAAAAACGCCCCACACGCACGGCCTTCTTACGACAAACCTTCTCGCTCATTTACTACGTACCTCCAGGCGATGATGCTGTTTTTTGCCATCCATCCCGACATCCCAATACTTGCCACCCGGCGCATGATTATAGCAAACACAGCAGTCATCGCAAAGCATCAAACGCCTACCAAAACCGCCCTCGATCCCACTACCCTTGTTACCATGAACCATCGTAACCTTACCGCAAAGACCGCAAGTTCCAAGCTCAGGCACGATTCCAAGCCTCCCGCAGCGACTTACGAAAAACCTTAACCCCAGCCTTCTCCAACAAACCGATGAGCTGCATAGTTTTCTCTAAACTCGGCTCAGGCAACTTATTGCAGTAATTATCATAGCCAACAGCAACAAACGCTGGTTTGATGTTAAGAAGACGCTGAGCAAAGTATCGGCTAAACTCCATAATGGGCTCAATCGAAACCATTTTTTGAGAACAGGGTATTTCAACTTCCCACAAGTACTCAAGCCTAAAAGCTTCTGGCGGACCAGTTAACTCATGATCAATGTCGCTTTCGATTGTGGCACCACAAACACAGTTCTCAGGGATCTCAAATTCTCTGTAGCGCCCTGGATTCTTTGTAAGCAATAGAAACTTGGCTGGGCTTTTACGGATATACGCCAAGATTGCCTCAATTATTTCGGCTGGAACCCAATGCCCAAATAAATCCGTCATGTCACAGACAAAGACAAAATCCGTTGCAGCAAACTTTCGCGTTAACTCATGTGTGATTAATCTCGGTTTGCCTTGATATTTCTTTTGCATGTAGCGTTCCGCTAATTTCCTAGCCCAACAGTAAGAACATTTATGAAGGCACTCGCCACCGAGCGGATTCCATGTACACGTGATAAAAGGAAACATTTTGCTCATCTTCGTTTTCTCCCCGTAGTCATTTGCCTAGCTTTCAAAAGGCACAATGCACCCTTGCTGCAACCAACCTCACAATTACAAGATTCAGGAACACCCGAAATCATGTTGCCCTTAGGCTCCTGTGATGTACGTAGTAAAATCAAAACGTGACCGCGCTTTTTACTGCAGAAAGTTTCAACATCTTCCTGGTAAGGTTCAGTTTCACTCAAGAAATAACCTCCAATTCATTCAAATTAACAAAATCAAGCAGTTGTTTCTCATCTAAGCCTCCAGGATAAAGGACGTCGACCTGAACTTTCGCAATCCTAATTTGTGTAGCGTAAGGGCTAGACTCAGGCGAAACATCATAAAACCTAACACGGCCACCAGGCAAAGCACGCTTACACTTAGCTAGCCTATTCCTGGCCATCTCAGCAGCCTTACGATTACAGCAGATAGCAAAAACGAAAATCCCAGCAGAAATAGCACTTTTAAAAACAACAAAAACCGCATTCGCCATTAAGAAGACGCCTCCAGGGGCTTCATGAAAATGCACCAATAAGTGTGACTGGGCTTTCCATGCTTACTCGTGCCGGCGCCGCTATTCATATTGCAGAACAAAGGCTTACACGGAAACAGCTTCAGAACCGTCTTAACGGAAATGTTGTTGTCGTTCCACTTGAAAAACAGAAAGCCCCCAGGCTCTAGAACCCTGAAAAGCTCCTTGGCGCCACGCTTGATATCGTCTGGCCAAGTTTCAGCGTTAAGTTCACCATACTTTTTCTTGAAGAGACTTTTTTCTCCGAGCCACTTCAGATGAGGAGGATCCCAATTAACAGCCTTGAACCTGCCATCTGGAAAATCAAGCTTACGAAAGTCACCTTCAACCGTCAAATTCTTAGGCAGCCACTTCCGACGCCCACGCCTACCTCTCTGCGTATTGTAAGCATCAAAATCCTTAGCTAACTCTGCATCATCACGCTGATCCAAAAAGACAACAAGCGAATTATCTTTGTCCAGCCACATTTCCCTAAAGCCTGATGAAGCATCCAGAATAATCGGCGCCTTGGAATCCATTAAGAGGCCTCCGATTCATTCAAATTAACGTAAACAAACAAGCAACAGCAGAAAACTACAGAAAAAGGGGGAGAGGCGCGGGAGACAACTCCATTTTCCTTTTCGTATAAGTTTATGATGTTGCTTCCGCTTGTAATATGACTAGAAAACCAAAGACCCATGAAAACTAAGAACACTAATGTTCAAATCAAATTTCAGGCTAATTTTTGCATGCAATATAACTTATAACTTGAGATGGCTATGGCTACTCATGAGTGTCGGCAATGAAATGGCTCAGGGCATATCCGTAGTAACAACGACTTGGAATGAAAGAGAAAACATTAAGGAGTTAATTCTTAAAGTTAGGTCAGCGCTTCGAGATTTCCCGCATGAAATTATTGTTGTTGACGATAGCTCTTCGGATGGGACCCTTGATGTTGCTAAGCGTTTTGCAGATTTGGCGGTTGCAAAAATTCGAGAAGGGCAAACTAAAGGTTTATTGTACGGAATGAAACTAGCCAAGTTTCCTATAATAGTAACAATAGATGCTGACTTGGAAAACAATCCTGACTGCATACCTACCCTTATCACAAAACTCAGCGAATTCGATTTAGTGGTGGCATCGCGAACGGGTCTTCCCAGAATTTCAGAGAGGCTAGCTTCCAAAACGTTAGGTAAAATGTTCGGAGTATCGGATTTTTTCTCAAATTTTAGGGTTTACAAAAAAGAAACAATAGCTCATTATTTGAGAGGCGGAGAAACCTTTGGCGGTGAATTATTGGTTATTGCTAAAAAGAATGGTTTCAAGATTGGCGAAGTAATGTATGAACCGCCGCCTAGGCGCAGTAACCCTCGGATTGGCGGC